GAATACTTTTTCGTTCTGTATACCAACGAGTAAGCAATCCAGGAATCACACCTTCTTTTTCATAAGTAAAGATTGTGCCATTAGCACTAAGCATCCAGGGCTTATGACTATCAAAGATTAGTTTCCAGATTTCTGCCGCACTCATTTCTACGCTACGACCATCTTCATAATCAAGTGTAAGCATAGTGCCACGTTCTTGGTTCATGATTGCTGTGTATTCTAAGCTACCAAACAATCCTTCCCATAGAATAGCACCAGTTACTGCGTCATCACCTTCTTTATAGCGTTTCTTTTCTTTAGCAAGTTCTAAGCCACGCTTAACCATGTATTGGTCAGTTAGTGTTTGTCTGACTTGTGCGATGATTGTTTCTGGGGCCATGTTGAGGGCCCTAATAGTACTGGGATAGAGCGAGTTGATATCAACTGCTCCGACGTATTCATGCATACCTTTTTTGGGCGTAGCAACATAGGCACCTGCCGCTTGTTGTTCATCATCACTAACTTCCTTTCGTTTTTTATCTGGTACAACTAATCCACGTTCATGTGCTTCGTTCATAATTGCCATTTCAATCATAGCAACAGAACCCATTACAGTGGGTAATAAAACTGTATTCTCATGCGCTAGTGCGTTAGCAAGTTCCAAGAACTTTAATTTGTCATGAATCTTAAATAACAACATGGTATCTTGTCTGTTATATTCTAAGAACTTTTGCCAGTCCTTGTTATACAATTGATCAAGGGTACCTTCATATTGTGTTTTACGTTCACCTACTTCCATTTCGCCAATAACATCTAATTTGTAACTGTGGCGACTTTCGTAGTTATACTTTTTGTACAACTGTAAGTAGTCCATGTGAATACGACCAACCAAGTCATATGTAGTTTCTTCTTTACCGAAACGTTCATATTTTCTTGGTTTAGGAAGTTGACCCATCAAGCAAAACTTGCGGGTATCATCTTTGCTTAATACTCTTGTGACACGATTAACCATATATGGTATATCGTATCCTTCTGAGTTCCAACCAGTAATTACATCAACATCTTCAATCAATTGAAAGAATGTTTCAAACATTTCTTTTTCATTTTTGAAAATGATTGTGTTACTGAATTGTCCAGCAATCTCTTGTGCTGTTTCAACACTCATGTGTTTAGGAGGTATACACAATGTTATAAGCAAGTCTTGCCAATCCAAATACATACTGATTGCTGTAACTGGATTAAAAGGATCATCAGTTGGACTGAATCCTTTATCTGGGTCAAAGTCAACCTCAATGTCAAAGAAACATGTGTGTAGTTTAGGTGGTTCTACCTTGAGATAGTTTTCTGATAGACAACGGAATACAGCGTTGATATCGCTTTCAAACAATTCTTTACCACTATGTATCCTGCGTTCTTTTTCAAATTCACCACGCTTGCGTGTGCTGAAACGACTTACAGGTGTACCATAGATACTACGGTACTTACCTTTATTATCAGGATAATAGAAAGTATAGTTTGCAGGATATTCTTTGTAGTGACGTTGTTGGTCTGAACCACGTTCAACTACAAAGATTCTATCGCTATCTCTATCGTGTATTGCGTCTACATAACTCATAGAGTTTTGCCAACTGTCTCCAAAATAGTATTGAGTTCTTCGTTTTCTTTATTTGTTTCGCCAAGTTTGGCCTTGTAAGCGGTACGCACAGCCTTTTTCAATAGACTGGGTTTGATTTCCAATTCTTCAGCGACTGCTTTGATAGTATCACTTAGACCTTCACTAAGTGTATCAATTTCATGCATGGTTGCCATGCCTTCGTTTACCAATTGTGTGAGTTTAATTTTAGCATCGCCGTTAAAAGTTCGTTCTGACATAGAATCTCCTGTGAAAGTAGTTATTATACAAGAGTGTGTAAGAAAGTCAACTATTTTGTGTAATTATTGGAAAATCTCAGGATGTTGTTTACCAAATACTTTCATGTATTTGCCAGCCATCATATCTGCTTCCATCTCAATTGGGGAGCCGGGATAACTGTCACCGGGTTGTATCATGCCCAACTCACTTTGACGGCAGTGAACGAGTTCATGGAACACAGTACGCATTATATCAACTAAGTTACGATTTTTAACATATACCCAAACATCATTTTTTCCCTCTGTATGACGACCTGTATGATGATTCATTTGAGCATCTTTAGTGTCATAACTCCATTCAAACTTGGGCATAGTTTCTAAGTTGATTTTATCAACGGTCCAACGAATAAACTCCTGCATGATAGGAAGTTTATCATAATCTACTTGATGTTCTTCGTCATCCTCATCAAGTTTACCTTTGATCCAATGTTCAGGTGTTTTCTTAAACTTGTATTTGAATATCTTTTTTAATGCATTATGCGAAATCTTATGTTTACGAGCAATATTACGCACCAAATCATCTATGGTGTTATAGTCGTGCTTTTGCAATGAAGGTAGCAATTTTGCTAATTCACTTGCGGCTGATTCTAATATGATATTTTCGCTTAACATGTAGTATTTATACAAGAATTGCTCACTTTGATGAATCGGGGAGCGAATCCTATCATCACGCAGCAGCCGCGTACTCGGTCCTAAGGCGAGTTCTTTATTTTCAATAGTCCAAGTAATCTGAACAATTGAATGTAAATGTATCCTATATCTAATTCAAACCAACGCTTGCTTAATCTTACATTTGCTGGGTCTAAATGATGATTATTGTGTAATTCTTCACCACCGATAATTATACCCCATGGACTGATGTTTTTGCTATTATCTTTAGTTTCACCATTGCGATAACCAAAGTAATGTCCTACTCCGTTTATGACACCTGCTGCCCAAAACGGAATCCAAATCATTTGTATGCCCCAAATCAACAATCCGATAATTCCAAACAATTGTAAGTTGATAAACAACATTAACATGATTCCTAATTGGTTATAAGGTGTATATAACTTACGTTCTATATAATCATCGGGAGTTCCTACTCCATATTGATTGACCATGTTTGTATCTTGTGCGGCATCTTTATATAGTAAAGCACCTTGAAATAATACTTTTTTGATTCCATATACCATTGGACTATGCGGGTCACCTTCAACATCTGTATCTTTGTGATGTTTGCGATGTATTGCTACCCATTGCTTTGTGACCATGCCCGTTGTCAGCCATAGCCAAAAACGCATAAAGTGGCTAAGTATAGGATTAAAGATTAATCCACGATGTGCTTGACCACGATGTAAATAAACAGTTACGCACACAATGGTGATGTGTGTCATAACTAATGTATAAATTAATTCTGTCATTATTTTGTTCCGATTACTAATTTAAGAAAGTATCAGCAAACTTTTTACACAATTCTAATATCTTTTTATTTTTAGTAATCTCAACATGAAATTGTTTGTGTTCGTAAGTGTTACTATTATCTTCTGTAGGATCTTCGTATCCACAATATACTTTTCTTACTACTGAGTCATTAATAAGATTAGTGCAACTCTCTCTGTAACGTTCATCCATATGTTCGCTGCATGGACTTAATGTTGTAATGATAATGCTACCTTCAGGAATATCTCCGTATTCGTGTTTATATTTGTTTATTGCCGCACGTTCGGCATGTATACGTTTGTCATTAAATGCAGGAACATTAAGTGATTTAACTAACTTATTATCAGGGTCAAGAACAGCGGCAGCAACCATACCATAATATTCACTATCACTTTCTTGTCCGTCAATAATCATCTGACACAAATCAACAAGAATTTTGTCTAGTTTTGTTCTATCACGTATTTCAAAGTCACTGGATTTCATAAATCTAAATTATAAGTTTCAAACCTCTTTAATCTATTTATGAACTCATCACTTTGTTCAGTTAATACACCGGTGATTTGATAACTAACTCTTGGATTATGTCCAGCGTTTGCTGTACTATGTGGTAAATTTTGCCAATCAAATGTATGTACATCTCCTGCACGCCATTGACTGTACATATAGTTACCGTAACTCCAAAAATGTCCTTGTTCCCAATCTGTTAAATGAACTACTAACCTGATAATTCTCCATGGATTATCGGGTGCCATTTTTTGTAACTTATCTATGTGTAAGTTCCAAGTTTGACCGGGCATTTGCACATGTATTCTACTCCAAGCATTTTCTAAAGCAAATAATGAATATATTTTTTTAAGTTGATTAGTACTTTCTAAACTCATGTTAGATATAATTTCTTGGAAATGAGCCTGTTGATTAACATCTTTTGGTAATGTATTGAGATTAATACTTTGTATCAGACTAGAAACTTCAGAACTAAAATCACCTATAAATCTACCTAATTTAGTACATTTATCAACTTCTTTATCAAATTTAAAATTATCAAAGTGGTAGTTACTTTTTTGGACTCTAGAGTCCCAATCACTTGTCATTTTATATACCTTTACTAATAAAATTAACCCGGGGCGTAAGGGTTAATAGGTCTATCCCATTCACCCTCTTTTTCAGGGTAAACGGGATATTCATCTTCTCTAGGACCTGAATTAATCAGCACTAGCGTTTGCGCCGCACTTAGCACGTTTAGCATTTGTTAATGCTCCGAAGTCAACTTTCCATTCTTGACCTGGTTGTAACTCTTTGATACCTTGAGGTAACGCATACATAACACCAGCTTGTTGTTCAATCTGTGCGATTGGCATACGGAACTTAGTTAAGTCATTGCCTAAGTTAGGATATGGAGCAGTGTGTGGGAACATCCAACCTGCTGCTTCATTAGTTTGATTATTAACTACAATTTTGTAGAAAGCATGTGGTACAACTACACCTTTACCAATTTGTTTATCTTGTGCGTTATATACTCCACCAGCAACTATCCAATAACTTTGATTGCGTTGAACAGTCCAACCACGAACACTAGTTTCAAGTAGTTTCCAAATACCACGATTTAAACTACCTGCTTGTGGACTCATGTTGGTCATTAAAAATGACTCAAATTCCACCTGTACGTCCCATGATAAGTCTCCATCTGGAGCCATATGTCCTTTGTCGTATCCTGTTCCAGCGTAATCGTTGGGAGTGGCTCCGTTTTGAACAAATTGATTAGTAGCAAAAGCATTAGTACGAGCGACACAGCCGAGAGCGTTTTGAGGTAATAGTTCATACATTACAAACCTTGGTAATTTAGCAGGTGCATCATATCCTACCAAATATGCTTGTTGACATAATGGTTGAATCTGTCCCTGAACTTGTGGGAAACCGTAAGGTGCATGTGCCTTACATTGTTCTACTGGGAATGGTTGACGTTGGTTCCAAGCACTAGCGTTAAAACTAACAAGTGCTGTAATAGCAAATAAAATAGATAATAGGATTTTCTTCATGATTGTTCTCACTTCTTAACACAAACTAAACGTTCGCTGTGGC